GTTCTTCAATACTAGTGAAATAAAATCCTTTGTTGGATTCGTAAAACACAAAATTGGGCGCTTCAGCAGCACTACCAAAACTACGTGATGTTGCCCAATTAATCACCTTGAATGGATTCCAATAAGGAACTACAATAGTTACACTTGATCCCAATCCTTTCTTGAAATTCGTGGCAGTTGTGCCTGCTTTTTTAATGTGTCTAGTTGTTTTCAGATATTCGTTGAATATTTTACTGACAATATTATCAGTTGTATCGGAATATTTTTTTGAGATGGTCAACGTGTTATCTAAATATCCTTCAATGGAAATGAATGACAACACATATCCTGCTTGTCGATCATTGGATGAGAAAAATCTATCTCCAATTTTATTGATGTAAAATGTCTTGGAAATTTTCTCTGTGAACGACGGTGTTTTATATGTGAATGTGATATATTCAGCTCCCTGCAACGGGATTTTTCCAATTAAATTGGCAGCATCTGAAATAACAGCATTCCCCATCATAACATTGGAAAAAACATCTTCAAATAATGTTACGCCTATACAAAAATTTCTGATGTCATAATTGTTTCCATTGGCAGCGGTAATGAAGATTTCCTCAGTGATGACATCACCGGCTTCATTCACGCTATCAAGATTTACAATTGGTGGAGTTGTTTGATCGGCCATGATTATCTATTAATAATATTTTCAAAATCTCTAACAAACTGATCTAGATATTTTGCATCCAGTACCCGAACAACACGTTTTTTTTCATTTACATCTTGTTCATATTGTAAGTTCGTGATAGGGACTACATTGGGATCGTTCACATCATAATCAACAATCAACAATGTTTCAGAATCCTGATAATGATGGACACCTTCAGTTGGATCTGTAACTGCAACAATTGTTATGAGTTGAGTATTTTGTGTTTCGTTGTTTAAAAAATCAGATGTGGCTAAATTTACTGGACCGTTTACTGAATGCAATTGTATTGACGTAGCTCCTACATCTGTGACAATAAACGTTCCTCCGTTGGAACTTGTCACTTCATCATTCAATGAAAACACTGATGTATCAGGTACTGTAAGCGTAAAATCATATTTTTCAAATATCATGTGATATAATTGTTTATCAGACATGATCCATTCTGTTCGGGGATCTATGATGTTATTGACCGCTAAAATTACCCAATGGTACAACGGATTGTTATAAAACTTATTAGACACCATTTCTGGAGTTTCACGATCTTCAACTAAATACGGTAATAAAAATACAGAATATTCCTCGAATGTATTTCCTAAACGGATTCGACGAAAAAAATCCGTGATGATGATGTTTTTTCTATCACCTGCATTCGTAAGATATTGTGGAAACTTGGAAAAATAGGACATTAGTAGCCTACCTCGATACGCTCGCGTGAAAGCACTTCAAGTTCAGTGAATTCCAATTTCATGGAAATTTCAGTAGGATATCCTTGAGTACCTTTAAACGTTATGAAATCCGTTCCACCATATTCAATGGACAAATTCGTTAATGCACAATTGGAAATTTTATAAAGTGCTTTATTTCTTTCAGCTTTGTGAAAATATGCAATCGTGAATTCAGCGGGGTAATTTAAAATGAATTTGCCCGCGCCTAATGTTGGATGCATGTATGTCTTGAATGTTCGAATAATATTTTGTGTTTCATTATATTCAGAGTAGTTTTTGGGGAGAAACACATATTCATATGAAAATTTACGAAAGCCCATGCTCTTGAACAATTGTGCTCGGAAAGGATTGGCAGTAACTCCAGCAGCTGCTGAAAAAGCTGCGCCAGCATTACCTAAACCTCCAAAATCTCCGCCTTTAAGTGACTGTGATAACACATATGATGCCATGCCTCCACCAATAGTATTTTTTAGTACATTAACGTTCAACAGATCGGACGCCCCTTTAATTTGTGACAATTGTTTAGATAATCCTCCAACGATACCAATTTCCTCATCAGCCCAATTGGCTTGATACTGAACACTTGGCTTACCCGTCATGTACAAAGCAACAGCCGTTTTCAACGTGATTTGATTTCTCTCTTGCCCGAGGGTAGCTAAAGTTCCGGCAGACACGGCAGCAAGAGCAACACTAGCAACATCTCCAACAGCAGTGCTATTAAGAGTTTGACCAATTGACTGTCCAGCTTGCAATCCTCCGCGTATTCCTGCTGCAACACCGAAACCAGTTGCAGATGTGGTGCTTTTATCAACACCCGAATTATTCTGGCTGAAATCAAATTGCACAGCAGGATCAGCTCGCACTTCACTTGGGGAAATATCACTTTCTCGGACCGTGATGAAGAACATGAGATAATGCGGATGTTGGTCAGAGCCTAAATCACTAGGATATCGGAATACATTGAAGGCTCCATCACCTGCCTTTTCTCGATTTGCTGCTGCCAAGGATGTTGCGCCTGCTGCTAGCGCACGATCATTTTGTTCCATGACACTATACGGACTTTTTGGATCTGCCATAAATATCCTGATGAATAAGGTCTTTCAACATTATTTATATGGCATATACAAAAGACACCTACAAAGGAACCTACACCCCTAAACATCCTCAAAAATATCTGGGTGATGTCACTGGCATCACATATCGGTCAAGCTATGAATTACGCTTCATGAATTGGTGTGATTTAAATGCCAGTGTGTTGCAATGGGGGAGTGAAGAAGTTGTCATTCCCTATCGGAGTCCATTGGACAATAAAATGCATCGTTATTTCGTGGATTTTTTCATTAAAATTCGAAACAAGCATGGAGAAATAAAAAAATACCTCATTGAAGTGAAGCCATTTCGTTTCACTCAGGAACCGGTGATCCCGAAAAGGAAAACAAAAAACTTCATCAATGAGGTGTACCAATGGGCTGTGAACAACGCCAAGTGGGAAGCAGCACGTGCTGCAGCATCAGATAACGGATGGAACTTCATGCTGATCACAGAGAAAGACTTAGGTCTTTTACATAACTCACATAAATAGTATAGTTATTCATGTTATCCTAGACATAGTAATTATAACACCTTGTCAAGTAGTAGTCAAGCCCCCAATTTCACCACTGTATGCCTAATATTTTTGATGCGATAAGTAAACGTGAAAATGAACTAGATAAGCCAATTCAGAATCCTGAACGGGCGGCTAGGTGGTACATGGACTTGATTAAACAACTAGGATTGTCAACCATTCGTTCTCAGAAAATTTTCAAGAGCGAGATAGGCGAGTTTGTGAACAACATCATTGTGGGCGAGATGTATATCTTTGCATATGATCCTAAAACCAAAGATAAACTGCCATATTATGATACTGTACCGTTAGTGATTCCATTCAATAAAGTTCCAGGGGGATTCTATGGGATCAATTTCCATTATTTACCTCCAATATTGCGTATGAGATTGTTGACACAAATGATGAAATTATCAGATGACAAAGTGATGACGGAAACAACAAAACTCCGCCTTCGCTGGAGTTTATTGAACAATGCTGCAAGATTTCCTGGAATTCAGGCGTGTGTGAAACGATATCTGTACACCCAAGTTGATTCCCGATTCATGAGATTGCATCCTAAAGATTGGAAAAAATCTGTGATGTTACCGCTTGATAATTTCATGAAGGGAACAAAACAACAAGTTTATAACGACACACGGAGCAAAATGTAATGGCCAATCCCCCTGTAGTTACAATTGGTAAAATCAATCCACCAACCTTACAGAGTTTCATTTCGTTGGTTAAAACGCGAAATTTAGCACGCACCGAAAGATTTTTCGTACAATTTAATCGCCCTCCAAAAGGGTTGGGAGATATTGAATCCATACAAGGCATACAGGATTTAATGTTGCTATGTGAAGATGCAGCATTTCCTGGAAAAACTATTGGAACACGAACTTTACGAATCAACGGGTTGAATGAACAGCGAGCACACACAGCGGATTATATGGGTGATAGCATAACATTACAATTTTATGTTGACTCCGATTGGACTCCCAGAATTATAATGGAGAAATGGATGGAGTTGTGTGTGGATCCAGCATACAAAGGGCGTGAGGTGGGTTGGTATGATGATTATAAAGGAACTATAACTTTACATGCGCTGATACCCGCGGGCATTCCTGGTGAAAAAATATTAAATTGGAGTCCAACACAAGCGGATATTGGATTGGGTGCTGCTGTAAGATCAATCGGCGAAAAAAATAATTTAGCTGGAATTGCCCTGAGCAAGGCGTTAACCGCCGGGACACGTAAAGCTGATGAGCTTACCAATAAAGTGAAAACTCAAATTACCGCAGGTGCAAGTAAAGTTTTAAATCCATTGCTTGAATTGTTTCGTGATACAGAAACCATTGCATACAGTATTCAACTGCAAGAATGTTGGCCGCGAGCAATAAACGTGATGCCTGTGTCCTATTCAAGCATCGGCGTGCATCGTGTAAATGTCACATTCACATACAAATATTGGACATCCTCTGTGAATGAAACAGATTCATTGGATGAAAAAACCATAACTGGTATCAATAACGTAATATCAAAGCAATTGGAAAAATTCACAGATAAAATTCCCACCCAGAAACTTTCTGGATTGGGAGCAGATTTACAATCCAAGGCGATGGGCCTTGGAAAACGTTTTGGTGGATAATTACATTCAGGAGAAATTATGTCTATACCTATGATTAAAGTGCCGTCGTATATTATGAAATTGCCTTACAGTCAGCAAGAAGTGAAGTATCGCCCATATGTTGTGCGGGAAGAAAAACTGTTGATCATGGCCAATGAATCAGAAGATGTTGCCGTTGTTATGGATGCAGTTGGTGATGTGATTAAAGCATGCACCTTTGACGCCATTGATATTAAGACAGCTCCGTTGTTTGATGTGCAATATGCATTCCTTCAAATTCGAGGAAAGTCCATTGGTGAAATACTTGAATTCAATTGCATCTGTGGTGAATGTGAAGCACGCATGCCTGTAGCCATCGCAGTGAACGAGTTTAAAATGAAAACTACACCAGGTCATACTAATAAAATTCAACTAGATGATAATTTTCATGTCACTATGAAATATCCCACGTTCCAGCATTTCACAAAATTATACGTGGATGAAAATAGTGATCAGAATGTGTATGAGGTGTTGGCTGAGTGCATTGAATCCATTTACACTGAAGATGAAGTGTTCACCAATACAGGAAATAATCATCAAGATTTCCGTGACTTTGTGGAAAATCTTACAGTTCCTCAATTTGAAAAGTTGGAAAATTTCTTTGTGACCATGCCCATTCTTGAGAAAATTATTGAATATGCTTGTGTAGAATGCAATAGAAAAAACATCATTTCAATTGATGGTATCACGAATTTTTTCGCCTAACTCTTTCTCATGACACATTAGTAAATTTCTATAAAACAAATTTTTTGTTAATGCATGTTCACAAATATTCATTAACAGAATTGGAAAATTTACTTCCATGGGAAAGAGAGGTGTACATAGGG